TAATTATTGTTTTTTCTGTAATATATTTTCTTGGTAGATAGTGAATTTCTACCCCAAACATTCTTAGGTGTTCATTAATTAAATCTTGAACAAGTCCTTGTTCTCCTTGAGAACCTTGTAAGAAAAAAGGATTTAACATTATCCAATCATATCCAGTGGAGGTAATTCAAATTCTGTCATCATACGTTTTTTAATATCCTCTAACTCATTTACTGCATCTTCATAGATCTCTCTTCCATTAAGTTCTACCCCACCAGGCAACTTAACTCCTCTAAATTTAATTAAATTTTGTCCCCACTGTTTTTTGATCAGTGATGTTAAATATGGTTTTAAAAATGAATCATTCCAAACTCTTGGAGAATCTGCTGGATCCAAAACTCTGTAACAATCAATAATTAAGTATTGTCCAGCAGTTACAGATGACCAATCCATGTCAATATAAAGTTTATCTTGTCTTTTATTGAATCTGATCATTTTTTCTGGATTCAATAACCAACTTATATCTTCAAGGTATCTTTTTACCATAGTATAAGTTAAAAGTTCAATTGTGTTAAAATAGTAAACATCATTCAACATTAATTGATATTGAATGTTAAACATCCCCTGAGAAACAGTATTATTTCCATCAACCTTAAAAATTTTATTAACACCAATTACAGTGGGTGGAATTTGTATATAATTTGAATTCTCTCTATAGGAAAAAGTAGTTGCAGCTCCAACTATGGTTGACTCTGCTGATGTTGTTGTGATTCCAGAGATTGAACTATTTCCAGGGGCTCTACCCCTATCAATATCTGCCTGAGTTATTTGATATTTCAAATACATTTGCATCACACCATCAAAGTGCCGTTCTTGGAAATACTGAACTGCATCATCAACAAGATCTTCTATTTGTTCATCAGCAACATTAATTTCTAAAACTGGATAACCCAGTTTTCTTTTGCAATAATCTATTAGTTCTTGTCTTGTAGATGGTTGAGCCATTATAATCTACCTTTATAGAGGTATTTATGATTTGTTTGCTAAGTTAAGTAATAAATTTTTTATTTCCATAATATCATTTTTTATGTATTCAACTTCATTTTCAAGATTTTCCATTTTAATTTTTTCATTCTGTGCTTTTTTTATTTGCTTCAAATGCTGTTGATAAGCATTATGATCAGTGTTTATAATTGCACCGGAAGTTCTATCTCTGTAAAGATTTGGTCTTCCTTCAACTGGTATCAAATCACTCATTTTATGCTAATGCAATTGCTCTGAGATCTTTTATTAGGGGAACTTTTGCTTGATCAGTTCCATTCATAATTATTTTAATTGCAAATCCATCAAATTCTGGCAGATTTTCTATACTATATTCATAGTCTTTGAAATCACTAGTTGTTGAACTTGACTCTATATTTTGATCTGGATTTCCATCATTTTGTGATGGATCTATAATTTGACCATTTCCGTCTATATTTTCATATCCAGGGAAAAATTCATATACAGTATTAAGATCATCAGAATCTTTTCTGAACAACTTATACATTACTCTAATTTCAGACGTATTTGGTCTAATTGCTGAGAAAAGAACTTTTAGTGAAGTAGCAGAGTTTGCTAGACTGATATTATTTGAAACATAAATCGCAGAATGTGGATCATTAAACTCTTTCCTTGTAGCTAGTGCAATTTCACTAGTTCCTGGCCAAGTAGAAACTGGTTTGTTTATTCTATTTGATGTTAAAATCATACTAACTCTTTCTAAATCAATTACAGGTGAAACGTTTTGATCTCCTGTAAACAAGTCCATAATGAAAGTGAAAGATTTTTTACCTGGGAAATCGGTTACATTTAAAACAGCATCTTCATTATCTTTGTTTGCAATCATTCTCAAAGATGAAAGTGTGTTGATGTTGTTGACCTGAATTTGTTCAAATCCAAAATCTTCAAATGAAGTTTCTGATCCATCTACACTTGTTGCACTAATTGATCTAATTCTAGAACCAATTCCAGTTCCTTTTGGAGTAAACAAATTAACATTTGGTGTTACATAAGAGTAAATAATATTTTTAGATGCGGTAACATATTCGTCAAGTGAATAATTGAAATTACTTCCAGATTTTGTTTCTGCAAAGAAAAGATTTGGTAATCCATCAACATTATTGTTTCTATTGACACCGTAAGTGGTATCACCCATATTAATCTTTATGTGATAAAAATCAAGATCTATTGGATTTGGTACTGTTGCTGATGGTGATGACATATTATGAACTCTATTAATTCTCCTCAGAGAAACACTATTGAATTCATACTTCATAACCAGATCATTAACAGAGTGTGCAGTGGCTCCACCAATTCCTGTTCCTAAAACGTTAGCATCTACACCTCTAGTAATTCCGGTTAGTGTGTTTGTGGATGTGTTGACTCCAGTGTAACTAATAATCTCATCTTGAATTCTCACATATCCTGGATTTGTTGAAGAAACTCCAACATTTTCAAAATTACTGAAAATTGAAACTGAGTCTAATTGAAGATCTGAAGTTTCTGAAGAGTTGTAAGCTATTGCTAACTTCACTGGTTTAAGATCACTCTTCATATCATTTATTCTTACCTTATTATTTGTCGCATACATTCCGTGATTATAACTATTAACCTTGAAATGCAATCCATCATATGTTGTATCTTGATTCAAATAAGATACAGTTGCCAATCCAATAAAACTTGTGATTCCTGCTGATGGAATATAAGTTAGTCTCTTTCCAATAACACTATCATAATTACCTTGAACATTATCAACTATAAGAGTATTGAAAGATCCAATAGATTGAACAGACAATCTTGCCCCATTTCCAAAACTTACTGATGTTGGAATTCCTACAATATCTCCAACTCTATATCCATAACCACCACTTGTTACTGTTACAATTCCAGAAGCAGAAAGATCTAATCCGTTATTTGCGAAATATGCACTAACAGTAAGACCTCTACCATCACCTGTGATAGTTTCTAATTCTAAATTATCATATCTAAATGTTGTGTATCCAGTTCCAACTGAATAGGTTGTGAGTGCAGATCCAACCGTAGTTGAAACAGAACCTGCAATTCCGATTAGATTTCCACTGATAGTTTTATCAGTAATACCAATACTTACTCCAGGAATTACTCCAGCATATCCAGAAATACTGGTGGATAATCCTATAACCAATTTATTTGAGTTTGTTATAATATTTGCTGGATTTACTTTTTCTAAAGTTGTGTAATCACCACCTTCAATTGGATTGTAGAATGAGTAAGAACCTGGATTTGTAGTAAATTGAGCTTGATATAGAGTAAACTTAAGATCTTCATATCCACTTGGTTCCCATGTAGATCCGTTTTGGGATTTAAATAAAGATCCTAGGGTTGGTTGTTGGGAAACAATTTTCTTAACAGATTCTGGTTGATCTCTTGTTGTAATATCCTCCTCACCCATTCTAGAGATCCATACTCTATAATCTGTGGAATCTGAAAGTAAAACTATTGCATATTCATTTCCATTTTCTAGAAAAACTGGAGCTTCAAAAGTTACTGTTGTTGCTGTTAATCCATTTGTAGAAATTGTGATATCACTTGGCAGTAACTCAACTTCAGAAAATGGTAATACGAGAGTTGTTGGAAGACCACTTTCAATAGTTCTCAGCTGAACGATAACAGGAATATTAGTAGATGGTTTTGATTCAAAGAATAGGTCTACTTTTGTGGCAAATATTCCATTTGGAGCATCTACAATAAATGATTGTGCAAGAGGATCAGAGTAAACCTCTCTTACTCCTGTGACAGTGTTAGTAACTGTATTAGTAGATGAAAGGAACTGAGTTGTTGATGCTGAACTTGAATCTGATGCAGTCAGACTTCTTGCTTCACTAAATGTTTGTTTGTTAATTCTTGCATTTCTAATTCCAAGTTCTGTATCCTGAGAAGTTTGAAGAAGACCCTGAGAATAAAATTCCTCTTCAGCTGAAGTGCTAACTGACCCTGGACTTGGATTATTATTTTTAATATTGGTTAATTTAAATTTCTTAATTCCAGTTTCAAAAGAAAGTGTGCTTGATTGTGGAACAAAGAAAGATCCAATTATAGTTCCA